ACCAATTATTATTATAAACAAAATATGGTTATTCTATGGTATGCTACATGTTGCCAATAATAATAATAAAAATAATAATTATTTTTTAATTTATTTATTATAAATTAAAAAATTGATATATATAAAGATTATTTTAATTAAAATAATAATTATGAATAATCAACCTATAATTAACATTGGATGTTTAGGGTGTGTATCTGATGGTAAATCAACTTTAATAGAAAAATTAACAGGTACAAAAACACAAAGACATTCTAGTGAAAAAGATAGAAATATAACAATTAAACAAGGATATGGTAATATGAAAATTTGGTTAGAAACTGATTCAACAGAATATTATACAACAAATTCAAGTTATACTAATTTTTCAAATAATAGTAAACCAACAGAACTAGTTAATCATATATCATTTGTAGATTGTCCAGGACATCAAGATCTAATTCAAACTTTATTTAGTTCAATTAGTTTAATGGATGGAGCAATTATTGTTATTGCAGTAAATCAACCTCTTAATAAAAAAAATCAAATAATACAACATTTAATAGCAAGTAAAATAAATAAACTTGATAAAATTATTATATGTTTAAATAAAATAGATTTAATTTCAAAAAATACATTACTAGCAAGAAAAAAAGAATTAGATGATATATTAGAAAAATATGATATAAAACCATTTATTATTATTCCAACATGTTTTAATAAAAAAATAGGATTACAGAATGTAATTCATGCAATTATGAAATTATTTAATCCAAATAATTATATAAATAAAAATAATTTAAATACATTATTTAGAATAAGTAGATCATTTGATATTAATAAACCAGGAACAAATTGGGATAATATGAAAGGTGGTGTATTAGGAGGATGTTTAATTAAAGGAGAATTAAAAATAGGCGATGAAATTGAAATAAGACCTGGATATATTAATACTGATGAAAATGGACAAATAATTCATACATCTTTAAAAACTAAAATAATATCATTAAAAAGTGAAACAAATGATTTAGATATTGTTATTCCAGGTGGTCTTATTGGTATTGGTACTAATCTTGATCCATTTTATTGTAAAAATGATATATTAGCAGGTAATATTTTAGTTTTAATAAATTCTATAGAACCATGTATTTATAATGAAATTAATATTCAAATTGATATTAATAATATTTATTATGAAGAAGTATGGAAACCACAAAATAAACAAACTATTATATTACAAATAGGAAATAGTACATGTAGTGCAGTAATTATAAAAATATTAGATAATAACATTAAAGTTAAATTAGATCAACCTATGTGTATTCCCTCTAATCAAAATATAATGATATGTAATAATAAAAATGGTTTAATTAAATTAATTGGTTCTGGAATATTACGATTCGAATAAAACAATTAAACGACCTTTATGAATTGTTATTAATTCATAATTTTTAGAAATAAATTTAAGAATAAATATATTTTTATTTGCTATTTGAATATTACTATATAATAAATTAAGTAATGATGTATATTCATCTAAAAATTTTTGATTTAATGAACAATAATATTGTTTTCCTTTAAAATATCTTAAATTAATAGTTCCTGATGGTTGTGATTCTTCTGGATATAAACAAAAAGATTTATAATATATACCTTCTGGTAAAATATTATTTAAATATTTATAAGATAATAGATTAGTATAATAATTTGAATCAACATTTTTTATTAATGAATCAATTTGATTAAAAATTAATTTTTGATCTAAAATAATATTATTATTAAAATAATTATTACTATTAAAAATTAAACTAATATTTTGACCAAATTCAGTTAAACCATCTAAAAATAATTGTGGTTGTATATACCACAATAATTCTTTACATGGATTATTAAATGATAATTCACAATCAAAATTATTTTGATTATTAATATTAAATATATTTTCATCATATGTTTCAATAACATATTCCAGTTTATAATCAGCAAATTTTTCTCTTTCCATATTATCAAAATAAATAATTTCTCCAATTAATTTAATAGTAGGACTATTAATAGTACTATAATAGAGATTAAAATCAATATATGGATAATAAGATGCAAATTTATAATAAAATTTGTTATAATTATATGATGAATTATTTAAATTTAACATTAATTTAATCCATTGTAATTTGGTAATTAAAAATTGTGTAGAATAATTTTTATATTCTAATTTATTAATTTCATTTATAAACTCTGAATTATTATCAATTATAATACTTTTAATATTACCATCAGTTAAATAAGGATATTTACATTTAAGTAAAATTTCCTTAGATGTATATTGTATTCCATTATTTTGTAATATATAAGTAATTTCATTAGATGAAAGATCTGGAAATTTATATTTTAATAATTCATCATTAATGTATAAACATTCATATTTAATATATTTTGTAGTGTAATCAATTTTATAATTTAAATATATAAATTTAGAATTTATTTCAATATTTTTTTCAGATTTAAATAGTAGTGAAACATTTAATATATCTATAAAATGTTTTTCATAATTTTCAAAACAAATAATTTTTTTAATATCATTAATTTTTGCATTTATAGTAACTGTTGAATATTGTAAAGCAACAAGAGGCAAACAACTACCTGGATCTTTATTAAACCAAAATATTAAAGGTACTAATATTTTATTATTTCCTTTAGATTTATTATTAAATTCATTCAAATCAGATGTATGACCAATCATTTCTAAATAATTACTCATAAATTCTTCTTTAATTTTATGTAATTGATTAATATGTAATACATCATTAGAATATTTAATTATTTCTTGACCTCCAATTTCCAATGTAAAATATTCAAAAAAAACATGACCTAAAAATTGACTATAATTAAAGTCAATTTTTGTTTCATTAATATCATTAATTTTTTTATTTGTTTCATTTAAAGTATTATTATATTGATTTAAATAATATATCATACTATTATAAATTTCATCTAATTTATTTAAAATAGTATTTTTAGATATAGAATTAGTATTAGATATAATTGTATCATTAACTAAAAATTTATCTAACGAGAGTATATAATTACTCATATTTATTTGAGTATAAATAAAACTATCTAATTGACTTATATAAATATCTTTTAATGATTTTTTTTCATAATTAAAATTATATACCATATCTTTTAAATAGTTAATTGTTATATTATCTATTTGTAAACTATTATATAAATTTCTATATAATTCCATTTCTATATCTACATAATTTTTTAAATTAGTATAATTAGCATTCGTTATATTATATAATTTCATTAAATTATTAATATCATATTGTTTTTTTTCATTATAAATAGAATTAGTAATATAATTATCTGTAAAATTTAATACTGGTAATTCTATTTCAAGATAACATCTATAAATAGCATCTCCGATATTAATTATAAATGATATTATATTATTATAATCTATTTGTTGTTCAGATAATATTTCAATTAATTCTATTGAAAAATTTGTATGGTGACGATAAATGCGTTTAAAAAATGTAATCTCTGGTTTAAATGTTAAGAAAACATCTTGTTTACCAGATGAAATGATTTGTAATAATCCTCCAGTCATTAATTAATTTATATATTTTAATTTTAAATTGATTAAAAATATATATTTTTAATCAATTTATTTTATTAGTTTATTTAATTTTTTGATTTATTATATATATTCCATATATAATTAGAAAGTTCTAATGAAGTATTGATTTGCTCTGATTTTTTATCTGAATTAATTAATGGATAAATATATTTTTTAATAATAAGATGATAGAATATAACACCTACTGATAAACCACCTAGAGAATATAAATTATTAAATGTTATAGTATGTTGTGACATAAAATGATAAGTTAAATCGCCAAAACCTATTTTAATTAAATCATTTAATAATCCTTGCGAATGATTAATATCAGATACATTTGAAGCTAAAACATTAAATATAATATAACCTAAAGTTGTAAAACCAGCTTCTTTTTGCCATGCAGGTCCAAAATTTATTGGATTACCATTTAATTGCGAAGAAATTACTTCTCTTACAACATATACTGTACTAAATTTAATTATATCTTTAATTGTAAAAAATATTTGTTCATTTACTTTATATTTATTTAAAATACCGTCAGCAATTTTATGA